TATTGATATTTAGCACAATAAAGTAATAAACTTAACGGCCAATATGTGGATAATTGAGTTGTGTATATGTATGTTTGTTATACCTTAATTATAAGGCATATACAGAACTAATATAAGTTACTATTTGTAGTAGATAGGTAAATAAATTAGTACAAAATCTTAAAGGAGATAGGATATATGAATGTGATTATTAGATATAAAGAAAATATATTATTTAACCCAGACGCTATTTATTGTGAGGGAGTAACAGTTAAAGCAAAAAAAGGGCTAGATTACTATATATTGTGTGAATATGAAGATGTTGAATCTGCAGAAAGACTAGTTTTTGAGATATGGTCGCAGTTAAGTAAATATAAAAATAAAGATAACATGTTTATATCTATTAAATAAAAAAAGGAGATGGAATAATGGCATACTTTCACGATAATTTAAGGTATCACGAAGATACAAAAGTTAAAAGGGCAATAAGCAAGGATGATATAGATTTTCTAAAGGCATTACAAAAAGAGAGAAATACACAAGATAATTGCGAAACTGCTGATGTTAGAACATGGGTTATAAAAGATAGAGATGATACAGTTACAGAAGAAGGACATGAGGATTATTATCTTTTATATGATTCTGAAAACTGCAACAATCTAGACTTAAGGGATATATATGACATTTTAAAAGCTTTAGAATTTGAAACAGACTACTATACAGGAGAACTTGTTATAGAAAATTTAAATTTTGAAAATGATGTAATCACATTTACATATTTTGGTCGCAAGTCAAGTATATCAAAAGATAACAATAACAAAGATAGTATTGCTATAAAAGGTGTATGTGTGGGCGAATTAATATCGTTTTTTAATGATAATTTCTATGAGATAGTTAGAGTAAATATGAGAGTAGGTTGGAAGCATCAATTTTGCTTTTTGACTCAAAAGGCAGCCGAAAATTATTTAAAGAGAAAAGGGCATAATCACTCAAAAGACGCACATACATATTGTATATGTACTTACGAAGATCCGGAAATTGCCAAGTTAATGGATATCATAGAGAGTACAGACTGGGATAGCGTTAATACAACAAAAATAACGGAAGATAAGGAGTTTGTACATAACACTATCCTAACAGCCTGCGAATTAGCGTTAAAATATTGCAATACATATGCAGGGGATGATGAAGAATTGCCTTTTAATGCACAAGATATAAAAGATATTAAGTTATTAAGAAAGCTGGAAATAGAAAGAGGATAAAGATGGAGTTATTATTAAAGCACAAGTTAAAGATATATGTATTAGCCTTAATATGTTCTTTTGGATTAGGCTGTCTAGTTGAATATATAAGGGTTGAATATATAGCAAAAACATATATAGGTACAGTAATCAAAAAAGATTATTCGCCTAGTGTAGTTAAATACGAAAAGTATGAGGAGATGATAGATGGTAAGGTAATACAAAGTAAAAAGCCGGAAACATACCCTGAACAGTATTCATTCTTACTAAGAGATATATTTGGTGAACAGACAACTGTATTCGTTACTAAGGAAGAGTATAAGCAGTTTGAGGTCGGGGACAAATATAGAAGATAGATAAAGTATGTATGTGTTATGTTTGTATAGGATGGTGACTAAGTGAGAGATTATCAAAGAGTTAAGAAGAATAAATACAAATTACCAAGAAGTGCTTATAATAGAACTCTATGGACTATTAGGGACTATGATAGGATGAAAGAAGAGGTTAATAGCCTAGTAGAAATAAGTGGGGTAAATACAGATGGTATGCCTAGGGGTAATGGAGTATCGGATCAAGTATCAAGTATGGTAATAAAGCGTTGCGACCTACTAAAAGATGTAAAGGTTATTGATATGGCCTTAGAATTAATACCGGAAGAATATAGGGCAGGAGTATGGAATAACATCCAGTATAATAAATCATATCCTACTTATGCAGGTGTAAGAACATTTGCTAGGTATAAAGCTATATTTATACATAGTGTCGCAAAAGGACTAAATTATATATAAAAAATTTTGAAAAAATAAAAGTTGGCAAACCAGGGAAAAAAAACTATGTTATTATGATAGTGTGTTGATAGAGTGAAGAGGGTATTTTGTAAGTTTTCTTAGTGTTCATAAAGTCTCCTTTTGATTAATTCAGATATATTATTGCCAATACCCTCTTCACGCACGTTACATTATTCCCCAAACAGAATAAATTTGTAAACAGCCTTTAATTTAATTATTGAGGGCTGTTTTTAATTTTACTCTTAACACAACTACTAATAGTGCAATTAAGGGAATATAAGGAGGTATTTATGAATAGACAAATTAAGATTGTTAGTATGGATGAAATAATACCATATGAAAACAATCCAAGAAACAATGAAAACGCAATAGATAAGGTTGTAGAGTCTATTAGTGAGTTTGGATTTACTAATCCTATATTACTAGATGAAAACAATGTTATTATTGCAGGACATACTAGGTACGAGGCCTCAAAGGTATTAGAGTTAGATGAAGTACCTTGTATTTATTTAACTGATTTATCAGAGGAACAAATAAAGGCATACAGGTTAGTAGATAATAAGACTAGCGAGTTTGCTGGATGGGATTTTGAAGCCCTATCAAAAGAGTTGGCAGAGATAGGCGATAACGTAGATATGAGCTTGTTTGATTTTGAAGAAATGTTTGAAAATGTTGAAATAGGGGGGGTACAGCCTTTAACCATGGCGGAAAAGATAAAAAATAATCCCTTAGACTCAAATTTATTTGATACGTTTTTATTCCCTCCATTTTCATACATAGACACCAAAACTAAAAGATGGATAGATAGAAGAAATATATGGAAAGAGTTAGGAATAAAAAGCGAGGTTGGTAGAGATGAAGATTTAACCTTTTCTAAATCCCTACAAAGTGAGTCGCTAGGGGGTACCAGTATATTTGACCCTGTATTATGCGAGTTAGGATATACATGGTTTGCTCCTGGTAAAGGTAGTAATATAATAGATCCGTTCGCAGGGGGCAGTGTAAGAGGTATTGTAGCTAGTTCATTGGGTTTTAATTACACAGGTATAGACCTAAGACAAGAACAAATAGACGCTAATTATAATAACGCTAATGAAATAGGACTTAGCAATATTAATTGGCTATGTGATAACAGTCAAAACATACTAAATCATGTTAAAGAGAATAGTATGGATTTAATGTTTACATGTCCGCCATACTTTGATTTAGAAGTCTATTCAGATAATGAGAATGATATATCCAATATGAGTTTTGAAGAGTTTGACGAGGTATACAGGGATATACTAAGGAAAACAGCAAGAACATTAAAAAATAATAGATTTGCAGTTGTTGTTATTTCAGATGTAAGGGATAAACAAGGGTTTTACAGAGATTTAACAGGCATAACAAAACGAGCGTTAGCAGAAGAAGGATGCTACTTCTATAATGACCTTATACTGTTAAATTCTGCAGGTAGTGCTGCTATTAGAGCGAGAAAAAGTATGGGTAATAGGAAAGTTGTAAGGATACACCAAAATGTATTAGTTTTCTACAAAGGCAACCCTAAAGAAATTAAATTAAATTTCCCTGAACTTGAAACATACGAAGACCCTGAAATTTTTTCAGAAACTTTCCCCGAATAACTCGACATTTATAAACTTATCGTTTAGAATGTGAGAAACACAAGAACAAGGGGGAAATAACAATGAACAATGAATTAAAAAATAGAGCAGAAAGAGCAAGAGCAGAATATAGAAATAACCTTATTAGCAGAGAAGAAGCAAAGAAAGAAATACAGCCTTTTATAGATTATGCAAACAAAAAAGCGGTTGAACTTGCTAAAAAGTATAATCAGAAGCCTAGAAAAATATCTTTTATAGCTTATGTGAGGTAATTATGGAATTGAATGCAGAGCAAAAGGCTTTATTATACTTACTAAAAAGAAACAGGGGTTGTATAAACAGAAACACGTTAAAGACCATTAAAGGGCAAGTATTAAAAGGCGATATAGATGGGGCGAGAAAAGGTATCAATAAGGTTATAAGAAGAAATGAATATAGCAACTAAAGGGAGAATTTAAATGCGTTCTTCCTTTTTTTGTGCTGAAAAATATAAAAAACGATGTAAATAAAAAGAGGTGGTGGTGTGGCAAATGAAAAAATAAAAGCTAAAAAATTATTTATCCAAGGTGTAAAACCAAGGGAAATATCCGAAAAGCTTAACATTTCACATGGCACGTTACGCTCTTGGATTTCAAGGGAAAAATGGAAAGATGAAAAATTAGGCAACAAAAATAATGTTGCAACAAACAAAAAAGCTGTTGCAACAAAGAACAAGGCATCACCCAAGAAAACAAAAACTAAGAGAGTACCGGCATTGGACAATAATAAATTAGCTGTAAAGCATGGTGCATACGAGCGAATCATGTACTCAACCATGACAGAAGAGGAAATAGATTTAATTAGTGACGCTAACCGATATGACGAGCTAATGGAACTAGAGAGAGAAAAGGACATCCTAACAGTTAGAGAGTTTAAGTATATGAGGCTTATAAATACCCTTAGAAATAGCGATAAGGATTTAATTGTTGTGGGTGCAGACAGAAGGGCTACAGAAACATTCCATAAAGGCACAATTGATACACTGGACTTTAAGGAAGAGGCCAAGGAAATAAACACGAGGACCGTATATGCATTTGAGTTGATTAATAAATATGAGAGTGAATTAACTAGAATACAAAAGCAACGGGCCAAGGTTATAAGTGAGATGGCGAAGATAAAGCATGAAAGAGAGTTATTAGATATTGCTAAAGAAAAACTAGAACTTGAAAAGATGAAAGTACAAACATCAGAATCTGCAGAGGACAAACTAGACCTATTAATCGAAAGTGTAAAAGGGGTTGTTAGTGATGAATAAACTACCTGAATTATACCACGATAAACAATACAAAATATTAAATTTCGCTTTAAATAATGATTTCTTTATGCTTATAAATCATGGTGCCAAAAGAACAGGAAAAACTATACTAGATAATGACCTGTTTTTACATGAACTCAAAAAAGTTAAAGCATTAGCAACTAAAGAAGGGGTAAAAGAGCCACAGTATATACTGGCAGGGGCTGATTTAGGAGCATTGCAAAGAAACGTATTAAACGAACTAACTAATAAATATGGCATTGAGTTTAAATTTGATAAGCATAATAGGTTTAAGTTATTTGGTGTTCTTGTTTGTTGTTTTGGACACTCTAAGATAAATGACCTTGGTAGGATAAGAGGTATGACTGCATGGGGGGCATATATCAACGAGGGTACAATGGCCAATGAAGAAGTGTTTAACGAAATTAAATCACGTTGCTCGGCCACTAATGCTAGAATGCTGATTGATACAAACCCTGACCATCCCGAACATTGGTTAAAAACCAACTATATTGATAAGGCTGATGGTAAAATAATAGCCCAGTACAATTGGAAATTAGACGAAAATACATTCCTATCAGAGCGATATATTGATAATATCAAAACATCTACACCATCAGGCATGTTTACCGAAAGAGATATATTTGGTAACTGGGTAAGTTCCGAGGGTGTAGTTTATAGAGATTTTGATACAAAAATACATTATGTTGATGAACTTCCTGAAATGGTAAGATACTTTGCCGGTGTTGACTGGGGTTATGACCATTACGGAGTTATGGTTGTAATTGGATTAGGAGTTGATAAGAACTTCTATCTAGTTGAAGAACATGCCTATAGACATAAGGAAATAGAAGAGTGGATATCAATAGGTAATGGAATAAAACAAAGGTATGGAAACATACCTTTTTATTGTGACTCTGCAAGACCTGAATACATTATTAAACTAAAGAAAAATAAATTTAGAGCATTTGGAGCAAGTAAAAGTATATTATCAGGAGTAGAGAGTGTAGCGAGGTTGTATAAACTCAATAGGTTGTTTATTTACAGACCTACAGCGAAGAGGTTTAGAGAAGAAATATTTAGTTATATATGGGATAAAAAGACGGGTAAGCCATTAAAGGTTAATGATGACGTGCAGGATGGTATTAGATATGCAATCTATTCAGATAAGATAATTAATAAGTGGGAGGTGAATAGGAAGAATGAAGTTAAACAGGGTGTTAGACTTAATAAAAACTAACGAAGCTTTTTTTGATAAGTGCAAAGAAGGTAAGAAATATTATAGTAATAAGAATGATATTTTAGAAAAAGGTGTATGTTCGACAAGTAAAGAATCCGTTGGTGATGATGTGTTGAGACATGCAGATAATAGGGTAACTCATTCATTTCATCCATTACTAACCGATGAAAAGGCCTCTTATATGTTTACATATGAACCTATTATTGATGTTGATGACAATGAAAACAATGTTAATAGCATTGTTAACGAAATATTAGGAGATAATTTCTCAAGAAAGTTAAAAAACTTATGTATAGAGAGTACAAATTGTGGGGTTGCTTGGCTGCATTATTGGATAGATGACAAAAACCAAGAGTTTAAGTTCGAAAAGGTGAATACAGAAGAGGTTATACCTATTACTGATAGTAGCCTTGAGAAAAATATATTAGAGATAATTAGATACTATGATGTATCTGAATATATTGATGAGGAAACAACCGCAAAGAAAGTATATAGATATATTGAGGTATGGAACGATAAGGAGTTTACAAAATACAAATTAAACGCAGGGGCAACTGTACCAGTCAATACAGAAACATACACTCACCAACTAGGGAGAGTGCCTTTTATAAAGTTTGCTAACAATATGAATGAGACAGGGGACCTTGATAAGTATAAAAAGCAAATAGATTTATATGATAAGGTAATGAGTGGTTATGCCAATGATATGGAAGATATACAGCAGATTATTTATATTTTAGAAAACTATGGCGGACAGGATCTAGATGAGTTTAAAACAAATTTAAAGCGTTATAAAACAATAGAAGTAGAAACAAACGATATACAGGGAAAAGGCGATTTTAGGACAGTACAAATCGATATACCTGTTGAGGCTAGGAAAGTAATCCTAGAGGAACTTAAGAAACAAATATATGAATTTGGACAAGGACTACAACAGGATATTGAAAGCTTTGGTAATGCATCCGGTGTTGCTTTAAAATTCTTTTATAGAAAACTTGAATTAAAATGTGGTGTAACTGAAACGGAGTTTAGAGGCGGTATATCTGAACTAGTTGGGGCAATACTTAGATATAAAGGCATACCATACAAGAAGATACAGCAGACGTATACAAGGAACATGATCTCAAATGATGTTGAAAATGCTCAAATTGCCCAACAGTCTGTTGGTGTTGTTCCTACTAAAGTAATACTACAAAATCACCCTTGGATTGATGATGTTGACGAGGCTATGAAGTTACTGGAAGAAGAAAAGGCAGAACAACAAGCCAATATAGAAGATTTATACTTTATTGGAGATGATAAAAATAAAAATAATAATAGCGTTGGTAATAATACTAATAATACAGCTAAGGAAGATTGATCATGGCAACAGATTATTGGATAAAACGAGAAGAACAAAAGTTAAAGGCCCACCTAACAGATGTAACTAAGACAGAAAAAATATTACATAGGAACTTAAAAAAAGCAAGCAAAGATATTGAGGAAGAAATATACAAGCTATACTCTAGGTACTCAAAAGAAAATAGACTTAGTTACGCAGAGGCTAACAAGCTATTAACTGGTCCTAAATACAAAGAGTGGCGAATGGATCTAAAAGACTATGTAGATGAAATAACCAAAACAGACAACAAAGAATTACTACTAGAGCTTAATACTTTATCTGCTAAAAGTAGCATTACAGGACTTGAAGAACAGCTATATCAAATACAAAAGATATTAGACAGGGATTATATATTCAAACATAAGGAAGTTAAAAAGCTACTTAAGGCAGGAGTTAAAAATAGCTTTACTCAAACCGCATACACCATAGAAAATCTAAATGGCTTTCATACTAGTTTTTCTATGATACGTCAAAAAGATATTGAAGATATTATTAACCTTCCATGGAGTGGGAAGAACTATAGTAACAGGCTATGGGCTAATAGAACTAAGTTAAAAGACAAGGTGCAGGAGCAAATAGTACAGGCGGCCATACAAGGTAAAGACTTGAGGCAATGTATAAAAGATGTATCTGAAACTATGGAAGCCACTAGAGAGGTTACAAAAAGGCTTATCAATACAGAGCATGCATACGCTTGTTCGCAGGGCGATTTAAAGATGTATGAGGAATTTGGTATTGATAGATATGAGTATGTCGCTACATTGGATAGTAAGACCTCAAATATATGTAGAAGTTTAGATGGCAAGGTATACAAGCGAAGTGAAGCTATATCAGGTGTGAATTTTCCGCCTACACATCCACATTGTCGCTCTACTACTGTACCTGCAGATGTAGAAACTTTAGGGGATGAGACAAGGATTGCCAAAGATATCAAGGGTAATTACATATATTTAAAGGCTAATACTACTTATGAGGATTATATAAAAGCTCTAGAGACAGGTAATTGGAATAACATTAAAGATACCATTAATGAAAGTGAAAAAAGTGTAAAAAATCCTAAGATAGACTTTTTTATAAAAAATCAAAAGAATAT